CCAACATAGTCGCCAGCATTGCCGAAGCTGCTTGCGGTGTTGGTCAATTCGATGTAACCATAACGTGTCATGAACGACACGACTGGTTCGAAGGTGCTTGGATCCAGAACAACACCGCTGCTCATCAATGGAATGTATGGGCAGTAGAATGCAGGAGCGTCAGCTTCTGAGCTACCTTTGTAACCAACCAGCACAGGAGTGGTATCGCTGGCATAGCTGTCAACGAACACACGCATAGCGCCGTTCAGTGTGCCAACAAACTTGGTGTTGGTAGGTGCTTCGAAAGTACCTTCTGTGGTACGAGCAAATGCGCTTGTGGTTGCACTTTGCAACACGGTCAATGCAGCAGAGCTAACAACAGCATAGTTACCAGCGCCACGACGTGTGCGTTGGGCGATCAGGTTAGCAACACGGTTGATCAACACAGCCAGAGCGGCGTGTTCGTCACCAACGAATGTAGCAGTACCAGAAACGGTAGCTTGGTTGTATGTGAACTCAGTAGCTGCCAAAGAACGCAGACTCAACAAGATCTCTTGGTCAATTTCAGCTGTAATTTCTTGTGCCAGAGCGGCCATGATTTCTGCTTCAACGTCAATACCATGCATGGCTTGTGCGTCTTGTGCAGATTCAAAGGTCCAACGAGCTTGCAACTTACGTGTACGAGCTTCAACGGCTTGCTTCAGGATCTGAACAGAAATCTGCTTACCGCCAGTACCTTCCATCACTGCTGTAGCGCCACCGGTGTAGTTGGTAGCAGTAGCAGTGGCTTGAGGAACTGTAGAATATGCAGTAGCGATTGTGAATGGGCTCAACGCTTCTTGGCCAGCTGAAACGCTAGTTGCAGCAGCAGAAGTGTCAGTCAAGCTCTGGGCATAACGCACACGCAGGGTGTGGATCTGACCAACAGGACCAGTCATGGGCTGAACGCCGACCAATTCGTTAGCGATAACGGTTGGCATCACACGACGGATAACTGGCAGAATCACACGGTTTAGTGTGGCGATGTTGCCAGCGCCTGTAGAACCTGCGGTTGCATTTTCTTTCAGGTACTTGCGAGTGTTTTCAAGGATAACACCCATGCTATTGCGCTTAGATCCGTTAAGACCTTCGAGCAGGGCTTCTTTGGTTTCGCCCCAGCGGCTCTCTAATAGTTCTTGTGACATTTAAGTCTCCTTTATTAAATGATTATAATCCTGCCAAACGCTTCAAGTCGATCACATTGCTGCGTTCTTCTTGTGGAACATTGGATACAGTTTTATTACCAGTTACTGCGGTGACTTGTTCTGTGATAACTTTAGAGGTTCTCACGGATCTGTCTTCCAACACTGCTGGTAGATATTTTTCAAAAGCATTTTTCAGACGAGCTGTTTGTACGCTTTCGAGCAAATTACGCATGGTTTCTGCTTTTTCCCGGTTGAGAGGAGCCAACAGCATCTCCAATGTGTTTTCACGCTCATTGGATTCTTTTAACATACGCACTTCGCGTTCCTTGTGCTCGATCAAGACTTTTGCCTTGCGACCGAGATTGATGGCTTCCGCCAACTGACGATCTTTGCGACTTACTAGGTCGTACAACTTGCGGACTTCGGCTTTCTCATTGAGATGAGTTGCACCAAATTCAGCAGCGTATGCTTCAAAGATACGACGTCCAAAATTGTTCTCGCGAGCAACCTTGATGTCTTCGTGTAGTTGTGTAAGTTCAGCCTTAAGATGACGGCTAACAGATTGAGACATTTTTTCAGCACTTTCTTTGATGAAACGTGCTTTCAATTGCTCAAGTTTTCCACGTGCTTCGCGCACCAGACGTACTTTTGTCTCAACGACATCACGCTTGTCTTGTGCGAATTCTTGAATTTCACGGGCCAATGCATGCACCACGAAGTTTTCTAGTTTTTCTAGGCCTTCATTGTGCTGCTTGCGGTCCTTGCGCAGTTCGCCAATTTCTTCAGCAAGTTTGGTGACCATAAAGTTGTTGAACTTTGTGGCCGACTCTTTCATCTTGCCGTGGAACTTGACGCGGTCTTCAGCGATAGCTTGCTTTTCAGCAGCGATTGCTTTGACTTCTGCGGTGAGACCATCTGTAACCATACGATCTAGGGCTTCCACCATTACTGACTTATCGTGCTCATAGCGTTGTGCGAACTCTTCACGTAGTTCCGCACGAGCTTGCTCACGAGCTTCATTCAGCTTGGCTTCCCAGGCTTCATTAATCTCTAGACGAGTTTCCTCGGTGATCAAGTTGCTATCTAGCAATGGTTTGATTGCATCTAACATTAGTAGATTCTCCTTAGATTTTGAGGTCTTTGATCAGCTTTACAACTTCGCTTTTCAAATACCTCTGCACTTTGTTGTCTTGCCCGGCTTCACGTGCTACCTCTAGCAATCTATGTCCGTACTTCATGTTCATGAGACTTTCGTAGATAGCTTTGGGATAAGCATTTGGAGCACTGGGTTGGGCAACCACATCTATAGTGACTATTTCAAAGTCACTTACATGTCCTGTTCTATCATCAACATTGCCACTACCACGGCTGGAAACTCCCAGTTTCACTCCGGATGTGAGCAATGTCTTGATCAATTCTCCCATTGGTGTTGGGAGGATTTTTAATTTTCCGCAACCAGCAGTTCCGTCCATCCACATGCCTTCAACGCTGTGGCAAACTCGGTCCAGATTGATCTTGAGATCTTCTGGATGATCCACTTCACCTAATACTGAATTGCCTTCACGTATTTGAGTGTTGATGGTGGTAACTGCTTTGTTGATTTCATGCAAGGGATATATTCTGTCGTTGGCGTTGCGTTTGTCGCCTTCGATACAGATACCTTTGAGGTACAGATGCTTGCCAGTGCCATCTGGTCCAGATTCTTCAAGAACCTGGATGTTGGCCTGTGTAAAAGTCAATTGTTCTCTTAGGTACGTCATTGATTATCCACGTGCAACTGGGCTCTTGGTATTCACACCAGAAGCTTGACCTAGATGTGGCTTGTTAGCTGGACGCAGTTGTTGTCCTTTGCTCATAGCAGGTGTGTTGCCCACTTGGCCAATCAGATCTTTGGTTGTGTTTCTGTAAGCAGCTGAGTCGTGATGTCCGCCCATTTCGCCACCGGTGTGTACAGGTTTTACGCTGTTGCCGATTGGTCCTTTTGCGCCGGCATTTGCTGGTGCAATAGAACGCTTGTTCACGCTGCCTTCTTCACTGGTAACTGGCTTTGGGGCTGCTTTGAGTGTGACAGCTTCCATCATGCCCGGTGTCATTTCTTCTGTATCGTCCATCTCAATAGCGTCTCCGCCTTCTTCAGGACCAAAGCCGTCACCCATGCCGCCCATGATGTCTTCAAATTCGGCCATCAGTTGGTCCAATTTGTCTTCAAGATCCATGATGTCGTCTTTGGTAGCTGGCTCGCTGCCGCCCATGTCGTCGGCATCCATGTCGCTGGGGCCGCCCATGTCATCGCGCAACTTGGCTGGGACGTCTTCATCTTCATCGTCTTCAGCATCGCCTTCCATGTGCATGTCGCTTTCTTCTTCCATCTCGACTTCGTCAATTAGGTTGTCACTAGCGTCCATACTTGGTGCGCCTTCTTCGATCTCTTCTTCGTCGGCCATCATATTTTCATAAATCTGGCGACTTTTTTCCACGATGATGTCATGGAAAAGTTCTTGAGCTTTGTGCTCTTCGTCATTGATCACGTATTCGATCAATTGTTCAAATCTGTTCATAAGAAAACTCCTATAGGTAAAGTGTGCTGTTATTTACACAGCAAGAGAAATCTATAGTGTTTAAGGGCAGAAAATGACGATAAATTGCAGAAACTGCAATCGTCTGGCTATCACATGCCCGGAGGGGCTGCTGGCGCTGGTGCATACTGCTGACGCACCAATTTTAATTTTTCTTTGTATTCCACGGTGCGCACATCATTCATGCGACGTAGTTTGTTTAATTGACGCAGAGTCAAGTGAGTTTTTCGTAGGTCGCCTAGACCCTGTAGCTGGCTGTTGTCCTGGCTG